CGTGATCGTCACCGACGACGCACTGCCGCCGTCGCCGTCGGTGACCTGCTGCACGCTCCACCACTGCTCGCCGCGACTTTGACTCACCACCCGAATGCACTGGCCATCGGCCACGCCCACGGCGTCGGCCACCTCGCGCGGGATCGTGACCCGCAGCGCGGCCGGCGTGCCGAGGGATTCGCTGCCGGTCGCCGCTTGCCACGGCGCGAGCGATCCCAAACACACCGCGCCGGGCTCGCAGCTTGGCGCGTCCCAGAGCTGGAGAATGGCGCTCAAAACGATGCCCCACGGCCTTGCTGCACGCCCAGCGCAAAGCGCGACGCCTCAAGCGCCTCGTCGGTGCCGTTGACGCTGGAGCTCACGGCGATCAGCCGGTCCATCTTGGCGTCGATGCTTTCAAGCCGCGCCGCGCTCGTTTCGGTGGCCGTGGCGACCCGCTCGTGCAGCGTGGTGTGCGTGGTGAGGATGCTGCCAAGGTTGGCGTTCATGGCGCCGATGACCGATTGGATGCTCTCGGCTGGTACGGTGACCGTGCCGCCGCCCACCGTGCCGACGGTCACGCCGGAGCTGGTGCCGCTCGTGGTGCCGGTGCCCGGCGTCAATCGGTCGATGCGGCCGATAATGTCGGTCAGGAAGTCGAGAAACTCGGTCCCGGTGAGTCCGCCCAACTCTGACGACGACAGGCCGCCGTCGTTCATGCGCTGGAACAAGGCTGCCAGTCTCGCGCGTGAGCCGGCGAGGTCGTTCACGTCCACGACGCCCGAGAGCGCCGAGGCAAAGCGGCCGCCCAGCTGCCCGAGGGCCTGAATTTGCCCGACGTCGGTCGTGGCGTTGACGTCAAATCCCGCCATGGTGCTTTGCCGTTGGCTTTGGAAGTCCTGCCCGAACTTGCCCAGCTCCACCATGCCCATCGCTTGGAACAGTTGCCGGATCCCGTCGACGCTCAGGGCGCCAGAATCGGAATAAATGCGAATCCCGAGCTGGTCGGCGAGGTTTTTCAAGTCGCCCATGTTCATGCCGCGCTTAAGCAGCGCGTTCATGATGTCGGTCGTGTTCGCCGCGCCGCGCCCGCCTTGAATGCGCGGGAGCACCTCGCGGAGCGCGTCCTCAATCTTGCCAAAGTCCTCGCCCGTCACGTCGAGCGACAGATTGCCGAGCTCCGTGCGCAGCCGATCCATCGCGCGTGTGTTCTCCGTAATGAGCCGCCGCCGGCCGCCGTCGCTGGTCAGTTGCGCGATCAGATTCACCGCCGAGGCGATGATGCCGGGGATGGCCGTGAGATCGCCGCCGGACACACGATACAGGCCTTCGCCCATGTTGATGACCGACGTGAGCGTCGAGGCCGCGCTGGCATTGATGACGCCAAAGGCTTGCGCCGCGTCGAGTCCGGCACGCGCCACGCCAATAACTTGCTTAACGAGATCGCCGCCTTTCGTCGTCCCTTCACCGATCGCGCTGCTCGTGTCGCTCAACCGCGCCCGCACTTCCTCCGCGCGGTCGGCCAACGTCTGCATATGCGCCGCAAATTGCTCCGCCTTCTCCGGTGGCAATTGGTCACGCGCCGAGTCGCCGAGCCGCTTGATCGCCCCTTCGGTCATGCCGATGGCCAGCTCCAACGGCTTCCCGAGCTTGGCGTCCACCGCCTTCCCGAGTCGGTCCAACTGTTGCTCGGTCGTCTCGGCGGCCGCCTTGGTCGTGCCCTGCACCTTCTTGGCGGCGGCGTCCTGCTTGCTCGCGCTCTCGGTGGCCGCGTCGCCGGTCAAGAGATACTTCTTCTCCAGCTTGTCCATCTGCACCAAAAAGTCCGTGAACGCGTCGGCCTGTGTCCGGCCCCACGCTTCGAGCTCTTTGTTGCCGGTCAGCTTGCCAATGCCCCCAACCAGCCCGCCGACTTTGCTGCGGGCGAATTCGATGGCGCCGGTAAAGCCGACGCCGATGGCGTTAACTACGCGGCCGAACGCCAGCGCGGCGCGTCCGAGCACGTCCACGAGATTGATGAGCCCCTGCGTGACGAAAATGCGGAGCGGCTGAATGGCTTGCCCAAATTGCTTTTTCTGTTCCTCGATGGCTTGGTTGAGCTTTTCAGACTTGCCCGCGCCGGTGTCGAGGCGTGCCGCGTAGGAGCCCATCACCATCCCGCCCGCCTCGACGACGGCCGTCAGTTCGGCCATACGCTTTTCGGTGTCGGTCATCTTGCCGACGGCGAGATCGTTGGCTGCCGCATACTCTTTCCACAGGTTGCTCGGGTTTTTTCCGAGCAATTTGTCGAACCCCTCATCTTGGCCACGGAGCCCCTGCTCCAACGCTTCCAGAGATGCCGCCGCATCAAGACCTGACGCCGCGCCAAGATCGAGCGCCGCCGCGAGGAGCTTGTTTTGTAGCGTCGCATCGCCAGCGCGTGAGGCGTACTTCGCCGTGGTGATGGACAGTTCGGTCGCGACTTGTTCGGATAGCCCGAACTCTTTCCTCCCTAGCTCAATGCTTTTGCGGAGCGTGTCTTGTGAAATGCCGGTGAGCTTGCTCTGCGCGCCGAGCTTTGCCTGTGTTTGCTCGAATCGGTCATACGCCGCGAGGCTGTCCAGCACGTACTCTTTCGCAAAATTGATAGCCTTGGCGATCGCCTCGTATCCGAGCTTGAGCGCCGCCAGCCCCTGCGCCCATCCGGGGATCTTGCCCGCAAATCCCGACAGCGATCCGCCGGCCGCGTCGGCCGCGGTCGAGACCGTTTCTTCGCCGGCAATCGTGACCGTTACTTCCCGTTTCGCCATTTAGCACACCTCCGCAGGATAGGCCAACGCTTCCATCTGACGCCGCACCCGCGCCCCGTCTTTCGCTTGCGCCATGCCCGTGCCGTCCGCGATCTCCAACCGGCGACGCGCGTCCAACGCTTGCACGCCCGCGTATTCCACCAGCGCCACGGCGAACGGCACATACCCGTCGGTGGTCGGCCATCGGTCGGGCGCGTAGTACCAGGCGTCGCCGTACACGGCCCGTACACTGAGCGCCGCCATCGCGAGCGAGATGCCGCCGCGCGGCGCGTCTTTCCCGTGCACCGCCATCCGTTGCGCGCGCCGGATCTCCTCGGTTGCGTCGTGCGGCTGCGTGCTCACATCGTCCCCGCTTGGCGCCGACACCATGGCGCGAAGCACCACCGGCACCAAGTCCGGCGGCAGTTGCAGCAGCAGCCGCACCGGATCACCGACGACGCGATGCCACCATCGGCGCGGCACCGCTGTCCGTAACGCCTCTACCAACGCCACCACGTACGCCAGCGGGTCGCCCGCGACCGCTTGCAACGCCATCATCTGCGGCACCGACAACGGCGCCAAGTGCCACGTCCGCGCGTGCCGAATCCACCAGCGCGACACCACGCGCCACCCGCGACGCGTCGACGCGCGCCCGATCGTGATCGTGATCGGACGCGCGGCGCGCGTACAGGTGGCCGCGCTGTACCGCACGGTCAGTTAAACAGCACGCTCAGGGCGTCGTTCGTCGTCGGCGTTGAGGCGAAGCCGCGATAGGTCAAGACCACCGTGGCGAGCGACCCTTCCGCGCCCGGCGCGACGCTCACGAGCTGCGACTGCGGCATCGACAGGCGCCAGCGGTTGTACTGCGTCGCCCCGAACGTCACATCGACCGCGCGGGACGTGGCCGAGGCCAGTTCGCTTTCGGCGTTAAACGTGGCGAGCGTCGGCCGCTCGATCTCAAGCTCAAGCTCGGGCGCGATGCCGCCGGGAATGAAGCCCGCGTGACCGCCGGCCAAGTTCTGCGCCACACGCGCCGTCTCGACGTTGCGGCCCAAGCGGAACGCCACGCGGCGAATCGTGGCCGTGGTAAAGGCGCCGATGTTGCCCACGATGGCCGAGGCCACCGGAGGGATCACCGACGGCGAGTCAATCGTAATGGCCGGTGTGGCCGTGTCGGTCGGGAGCACGCCCACGCCACGCCAGTTGAACGTGAACACCGGCACGCCGAGCCCCTGCGTCTCGAACGACCAGTCGCACAGCACGCCCGCCTGGTCGAACTGCATCCCCTGCGCGAATTGCCGCAACGTCAGCGACGTGAACGTGGTGCCGTGCAGCGTCGGCGTGTAGGTCCACTGGGGCGTCGGTGACGCGCTGTACGTGGCGTCGAGCCCCGAGCCCTTGAGCATCCGGTGCACTTCGCGCGGCGGAAACACGCCGGCCGAGTACGCGGTGCCGAAGCCTTTCGGCAGCACTTGCAGCGAGCCCGTGCGGAAGCGCCCGTTGGGCGTCGTGCGGCGCTGCGGCGCGAGGTTGCCCGCGGCGCGGCCGATGTTGCCGTCGAATACGTAGTCGTACGCCTCGGGAGCGGCTGGGTCGCCGTCGCCGATGTACGGGTTGATGCCGTCGGCCGTATTACTCAAAGTCTCGGCCGTTCCGTAGTCGGCCTCCTCCTTGGCAAGAAAGCCAATAACCTGATTCAGCCGCGCTGCGGTAGGCATGGGACGTTACCTCTTCTTGGGAAGTGTGGTCGGGGTCGGGAGATGCGCCGCAAGAGCAAGCGCCACAAACGCGTCGCGTTCAGCGAGCGGGAGATCATCGGGGAACGCCGCGCGGATCACCTCGCCCGACGGGGTCGTAAACTCAAAGTATTCGCGCATATCAGGGCCCTAGGTATCGGACGCGACAGGTCACGAGCACGCCGCCCGTTACCGTCACGTCGTCCGCGGATTCGTACAGCGTCGCGGCTTGCATGCTCGGGATGCCGTAGAGCTGCACGTTGCCGCGCGTTCTCGCCGCTTCGCCGTCTGGCGTGAGCAGCAGCTGCGCCACCTGCCACCAGATCGCTTTGATCGTTTGGCTCGCGTCCCGTTCGGCCTTGGCCGTGTCGATCTCGCGGGTCGCGTAGCGCACCAGCACCGTGACCGTGGCGTCCGGTGGGAACGGCCGCACCGCGGGAGACGCTTGCTCCATCGGCTGATCGGCCGGTGTCACGAGCACCGCGGGAAACAACGTCAGCGGCAGATTCGGCACGCCCCCGCGCGTCACGCGCCCGTCGCGGGTCGAGTCAATCACCGTGACCGCCGGAAAATCGGTCACGCCGCTGTCCTTGGGCACCGCAAGCCGTACGGCGTTAATGCCGTAGGTCGCACCGCCGAGCCAATCGGCGATGATGCGCACCGTTTCCAAGATCACGACGCCGCCTGCGTGACGCGCACCGTGAGCAGGTCGCCGTTCTCGCGCGGCATCGGTCGGCCGCGCACCACGTACGTGTCGGCGCCGACGGTCATCGTCGTGCCGTCCTCGACGCCCGTGAGCGTGCCGACGGTAAAGTGCACGACGCGCGTGCGCACCGTCACCGGCTCGCCCGTGCCGTCGTCTACCATGTCCTCGGCGTCGTCGAGCAGTCCCCACGTCGATTGCGTGCCGACGACAATCCGCTTGCCGTCCGGCGCGAGCCGAAACGCCATCAGCGCCATGGCGCGCGTGTTAAGCGGCATCAGCGTGTCGCGTGTCGACGGTGGCGCGGCTTGCCGCGGTCCACGCGTCGGTCCACATCGTTGAGATCCACGGCCACCGAATCGACCGGGGCCGCGGTCGGCATCATGTCCGGCACCACGGCGCGTCCGTCGGCCAACATGGCGCGCGCCTCCAACGGTTGCGCGTCGATAACGTCGCCCGCTTGGTGACCGAACATGAGCCGGACCAGCATCCTAGTTGATCCGCGCCGAGGTCTGCGGCGTCTGCGCGTAGGTCGGCGTGAGGATCACGCGGGCCGACGTGATGTTGGCCGCATTGCTGGCGCCCGTGGTGACACGCAAGCAGTCGAAGCCGCCAGCGAGGTCGAGCGTCGCGGGATCAATCACGAACCGGATCGTCTTGCGCGTGAGCGCGGCCGACGTGGTGAACGCCACGGCGTCGGTCTGCCGCGTGAGCACGTCACCCGAGGCGCCGCCCACGTCCTGCGACGCGAAGATCGGCACGTTGACGGTGAGCGCCTTGGCGCCGGTGCCGTCGACAGCGGTGCACTGCTGCAACGTGAGGGCGATGGTCGCCGCGTTGCCCTGGTTGATGCTGGCCTCGACGATAGCGAGGCTAAAGTTCTTGAGAGACACGGCGTCGCTGTTGCGTCCGGCCGCGTCGGCGGCTGGCGCCATCACGTCGACCACGTGAATCATTTCGGGGAAAACACGCATCGGTCTGTTGCCTCAAAACGAAGGGAAGCCGGAGGGGTCGTCGTGACCCCTCCGGTCAATCAGTTAGCTGCGAGCCGCAAGAGCGATGTACGGCGACATGGTGTCGCTGCCCTTGAACGGCGTGAGGGGCACGCGGGTCCGCGGTGCGCCGTTGACGCGCCACGTGAACTTCATGAGCTGCCGGTCGCGCGTGAATTCCACGTGCAACGAGGTCGCTTGCTTGATGCCGCCCTTGGCGATGAGCAGGTAGTCGGCAAAGTTCGCGAACACGAAGTCCCCGACGGTGCCCTCGGCACTGGCATACTCGACCGGCACAATGGGCTTGCCGTAGATCGTGCCGTTCGGGGCGTCGGCCAACTGTCCCGGCATGATGAACATGGGGTGCGAGGCACCCGCCGCGCCGGCCGTCGACGTGAGGATCTTGGCCCAGAGCTGCTGATTGATGAAGAACGCCGCGCCGTCGAGCATACGCGCCGGCATGCGGGAGTACATCTTGGCGGCGTTCTGCCAGATGTGGCCGGCCGTGTTCGCGATGGTCTGGCCCGACTCAATGGCCACCGTTACCAGCGCCCCCGACGACATGGCGCCGAGCGGCTTGCCCGTGCCGTCGCCTTCCCAGACCGCCTGTTCGGCCACGAAACGCAACTCCTCGGGCACCTGCTCGTTCAAAAACGAGACCAGCGCAGGGCCGTCCTCGATCTGCTCTTCGGTCAGCTTGACCAGCGCGCCGAGCTTCTGGAGCTTGAGATCCAGCTGCCGCGTGGCGGCCTGAGACTCGACGTACGTGCCGTCCTCGGCCAACCAGTAGCCGCGCACGCCGCCGTTCCGGGCGCCGTTCGTGCGGGCCTCTTCCTTCACCAGCGTCTCGACGTAGCTGTTGCCCGTGGTCACGGGACGCGTGGACACGCGCGAGAGGATCTCGCCGCCGGTCATCGTGGCTTCGAGGAAGTTCTGCACCACCGGCGCCGGGACCGCAAATCCGCCCTCTTCGCCCATGAGCGTGTTCTGCGCCCGCGAGGCCGCCAGCCGCACGTCCACGTTGCCACCGCGACCGGCCGACACCACGGCGCGGAAGAAGTCGGCGCCGTCGTCGTTCCACGGCTTGTCGGCGGCGCGGTCGCGGCCCACTTCGACTACGGGGGCCGCGCTCGACATCGGCGCCCGCGTCTCAGCGGCCGCGCGCAACGTCGCCAGCACTTCGGTGCGTGCCGCGTCCACCGTCACGCCGTTCACGATCCACTCGGCCGCCTTCTCGGGCATGCCGCCATCACGAGCCAGCGCCGCTAATTCGGCCGCGCGCGTGTCCGGAGTCAGGGCCACGCCCCGCTCCGACTGAATCTCACCCGCCATCTTCGACTCCGTCGAAAGGGCCGGACCAACACCGGCCGATTGATCGAGCGGCGCGCCGGATGCGCTCCGCCCCACACCGACGGAATAATCCGCCGGCACTGCCACGCTGGACGCTTCGTATAACGTCCAGCCGGTATAGCGACGCGTGATGGTGCCGTTCGCGTCTTTGGTTTGCGTGTACGCCTCGCCCGGCCAGTAGCCGATGCTGACCCTCTTGCGGATGCCGTCGCGCATGTCCCTGAATACCCACTCGGCCTCCGGATGCGAGCCGGGACGCGCCACGCCGCGCATCACGCGGTCGTCGCCAATCGCCACGCCGTCGATAATGCCGATCTGCGCCGACAACGTGTGGTCGAGGCAGAACGGCAAGCCGTCGCGCGCATAGCTCAAGTCGATGGCGTCGGGGCTGTGGTCGAGCACCTCCATGTAGTACTCGCCCGTGCGCCAGTCATACCGCTCCACCGGCGACTCTGAGGACAGCGCCACGGCCACCGGAGCCATGTCTTGCGCGTCCTCCATCTCCTCGCCGTTGCGGCGCGAGACGATCACCTCGCGGTACCGCACGCCCGCCGGATTCTCGGCGGTTGCGGGCTGCCGTCGCTGTGCGTCCTGTGTCGTCATGCCGTCCCCTTGCGGAGCGGCAACACGCGCCCCGTGGTTGTGGTGGTGTCGTCATCGGCCGTGGCCGTGCTGTCCGCGGTCACGTTCACCGCCAGCGGCACCGATTCCAGCGTGATGCCTTTCAAGAGCGCGTACGCCTTGGCATCCGCGATTTCGTCGATGACCTCATAAAAATCGCGCCCCTTCTCGCTGCAAATGCGCTGCGGGCTCGTGGTGCCCATGTTGAGCTCCATCGCCGCGGCCGTGGCGTCTTTCACGGGATCAATCCACGGCCAGCCCGTGCACATGAACGTCGCGAACTGCGTGAGCTGCGCCGCGTCGTACGGCATCGCCCCAAGCGCACCGGTGAGCGACGCCATGCGCACCCAATCGGCGAACGTGGGCGCAAGGAACTGCTCTACGAGCAGGTCCTGCTGGTGCATCTTGCTCTGCGCCATCTCGCGGAGGCGATCCGTGCGCATGCTTGAGAAGTTCACGTCGGACAGGTCGCCCGTGAGGCTCGCGTAGCTGCGGCCGAACGCGCGCGCAATGCCGCGCTTCACGACCTTCATGAAGCCGCCGAAGTTCGCCGTCGGATGCTTGGGTTCCCACGCTTGGAACTCGTAGCCGCCGGGGAGCACACGCGCCGAGCCGGGTTCGGCTTCCATCACCAGCGGCACGACGTTCCCGTCCGCGTCGCGTGGCGCCTCGATGCCGCCCGATCCGTCCTTGTTGACGAAGAAGCCGCCTTGCGCTGCCGCCAAGAGACTCTGATAGAGTTCGGCCTCGGTGTAGCGGTCGCCCAGCTTCCACGACACGAGCGCGGGCGCGAACCATGGCACCCCGCGCCGCTGGCCGACGCGCGTCCGCTTGAACACGTGCCGCACGTCCTCGGCCGGCACGATCAGCTTGACGCGCCCAGGGAGACTCGGATGCCGGTCCCACACGTGATACGCGACCGGCTTGCCCGCGTCGTCGACCTCGACGCCCATGATGATCGCGCGTTGCGTGCCGTTCGGCGTGCGGTTCTCGCCCTCGTCCAGCTGGTCGGGATCAAGCACGCGGAGCGCGAAGCCGTACGGCCGCCGCGGGTCGCGCTCGCGCAACGCGAGGAACTCGCCGTCTTGGATCACCGACCGGATCATCAGCCGTTGCAGCGCCGCGAGCGAGTAATCGCCCGACACGGTGCAGACGTCGCGGTGCGACCACGCGGCCCATTCGGCCTCGACGCGGTCGTTCAGCGCGTCCATCGGCACGCCACGCGGGCGCCGCGCGCGGAATTGCAGCCGCGCTCCTGCCGCGCCGACGATATCGGCCTCGAAATCGAGCAGGAGGCCCGCCGCTTCGCCGTTATCGCGCACCAATTGGCGCGATCTCGCGCGTAACTCGGCTAAATCGTAGCGGATTTCCTCGTTCGCGTCGGCGAGATCCGCAAACCAGCGCGCCACGATGCGCGAATTGGCCGCGCCGCCGTAGGTGCGCACCTTCGACGCCCCAACGCGTCCCGTGATCGCGGTCGTCAAATAGCGGAGTCGCGCGGCG